AACCACTACTACCCTGCTACTTGTATTCATAGCACCCATCATATTTTGTTGACCTATTGCATTAAATTGTGAGCTAGCAAAAGAAGGCATATTCATCAAACCACCATCTGCAAACTTAACACCACCACCTGCTGCGTTCATAGCCGATAGTTGTCCCTTAAACATAGCTGTACTACGCTTATTTATAACAGCCTCACCACCTTCAAGCTCTGCTACTCTACCTCCTACAGCAAACTTCTCTCCACCTTGTGCGTGTGACTTGCCAACTACCATACCACCATCTGCAAACTTTTCTATTATACCGCCATCTGCAAATTTTTGTGATGCAATTACTGCAATTTGTGCTGCTGTCATAGCTGCAATAAATGGTGAAAAAGCAAAAGCTAAAACACCTGTTTGAGCTGTTACTTTTGTCATAGCTAAAGCTCCATTAATAATTGCCTCTGCAATATCTAATTTTTTCTTTCTTTCAAAAGCTTTTCTTTGTACTTGTTCTAATTGTTTTTCATATTGCTCTTCAGTTATTACACCCGCCTCTTTTCTTTCTTCTAATATTTTAGCTTCTGCATCTGCCCTTCTTTGTGCGTTATTTCCAATAATTGTAAAAACACTATTTGAAAATGTTTTAAACATTTCTAGTCTTTGCTTACCTTTTTCTTCTTGTGCTGCAAAATATTTTTCATCTTCAGCTTTTAACAAATCTAATTGGTCTACAGAACTTGTATATAAATCTTTATAAAAAATGGTGTTGTTTTTTATTTCTTTTTCTTTTTCTACTCCTAATTCACTAAGTCTTTTTATTTCTTTTTCTATAGCCTCTATGTTTTTATTTCTAGCCATAACTTCTTCTTCTGTGGCTGCAGGAGTTTCTTTTATTAATTTTAATTCTTGTTCTAACTGATATAATAAATCACTTTTTAAAGCTGTTTCTCTTGCCCTAGTTTCTGCCCTTCTTTTTTCAAAATCTATTTCTTGTTTGATTTTGGTTTCCATTACTTTAATAGCCTCTTTGTCTACATCAATTCTATCTTGCATTTCTTCAATAGCTGCAGGGTCAGTAAGAAACTGTATTTCTTTTTTTAGTAATTTAAGCCTATCTTCCCTTCTTTTCTTTTCCTCTTTAAATAATTTTATATTTAAATCTGATTGTTCTTTAGTATAAGCTATTTCTGTTTCTTGTAGACTTATAAAAGATTGTGCTTCTTTTTGTAGTTTTTTCTGCTTTTCTACATATTTGTCTGTTTCGTCGTTTACGGCTAATAAACCATAAAGAATTTCGCCAAGAATAACAACAAGCGCTCCAAGCCCTGTTCTTATTAAAGCGCCTCTTAAAGTTTTTAAACTAACTATAAATCTTTTTGTTGCCATACTTGCTGAACCTGTAGCTATTGAATAAGCAGCCAATGCAATTCTGCCTGCAATAGCGGCTGCATTAGCTATTTTTTGAACAGTATACATAACAACAATAGTTTTAGCTAAGAAGCTTAAACCTTTTATTAGAGTAGTAATTATTGTGCTATTTTTTGAAAGCCAACTAGCAAAAGTAGTTAGGGTTTTTGTAGCAGATTTTAAACCCTCTTCAAATTGCTCCATAACAGCAATAGACAAACCTTCTAAAGCTGATTTTAACTTTAAAAATGAACCTTGTAAAGTTTTACCAATCATATCAGCCATTCTTTTGGCTTCTCCTGTAGAGTCTGCAAGTTTATTTCTATATTTTGTTAAAACATCTGCACTAGCTAGCATAAGCTCAAATGCTGCAGCCTGTCTTAAATCAACAACCCCCATAATCTCAGCCATATCACCACCTTGAGCTACAAATTCTCTCATAGCAGGTATTAACTCGTCCAATGAATGTATTGTAGTTCCAAAAGCTTGACTTAAATCAGAAGCAGGGTCTTGCATTTTTAAGAATATATTTCTTAAAGACGTACCTGCAATAGAAGCCTCAATACCTGCATCAGATAATTTTGCCATAATAGCTGTAGTATCTTCTATAGAAAAACCTGCTGCCTTAGCAATAGGAGCAACTTTGGTCATAGCAGTTTGAAATTTCTCTATATCAAGTGCTGATGTTGCAAAAGACACAGCCATAACATCTACAACTCTTTGTGTTTCGCTAGCGTCTAATCCAAAACCTCTTACAGCAGAAGCAGCTACAGTAGCACTTCTAGCCAAATCACTACCTGTTGCAGTAGCTAATGCAAGAGTAGCTTCTTGTGCGTTCATTATTTCGTCTGCACTAAAACCTAGCTTAGAAAAATTTAATTGTAATTGACCAACTTGTTCTGCAGTAAAAAAAGTTGTTCTACCAAGCTCTTTAGCAGAATCGTTTAATGCTATAAATTCTTCTTCAGTAGCTCCTGAAATAGCATTTACTTTAGCCATAACAAACTCAAACTCAGTAAAAGTAGTGACAACAGCAGATACAGCCCTGTTAACAGTTCTAAAAGCAGTAACAATAACACCAATAGCTGCAGCTCCTTTTATAATTTGTTTAGCCATACCATTAGAAGCCTTAGTAGACTTAGTGGTATTTGTAGTAGATTCTTTTAAATTTTTATTTAAGTTTCTTAATTGAGTAGACTTTTCTTTTATAGCCCTAGAATTTTTTAAATATTGTTTTTCTTGCTTTTTAGAAGTAAACATTCCTGTTTTAGCATACTTTTCAGCTTCTATCTGTTCTTTTCTTAATTTTTTTAATTCATCTTTTAAATCAGCAACTTTTTTAATGTTTTTGATTTCTACTTCTATTGCTACTTTTTTGTTTAATGCCATATCTAACTAATTGTTAATTGTATTACTTTACCTGATAAACCTAATCCTATTTCTCTTTCTACTGAATTATAAATATCTTCTTCTATTTGTTCTATAATGCCTGAACTTTCTGCTCTTGCAAAAGCATAACCTATAAAATTATATCTTCTAGGAGCAACCATTTCTCCTCCTTTGGTTAAATATTGTGACGATAATTGTCTTACAACAGATTCTGCAAATCTTGCTTCTTCTTTAGGATTGTTAAATCTAATTCCTTTTGCTGCTGCCCAACTTTTTATAGTTGCCTCATCTACATCAACACCCATTGATGCACCATCATTTACTATCCATAAATAATCTAAATCAGAAGTTACATCTAAATAAAGATTACCAAACTGCTCATAAATATCTGAATAAAAAGAATTAAAAAGTTTTCCTGTGGCTATATGCTCTTGTTCTTTTAACTCATATTTTAATTCTTTAATAAAGAAGTTTCCAATCTTTTTTAAACCACCAACTATTATAGGATAATTTTCGTTAGCCATATTATTCGTCGTCCTCTATTATGTTATTTACACTTCTTCTTAATACTTGATGAACATTACCATAATCATCTTCAGCTACAATAGGTATTAAAAAATCTTCACCACTTATTGTTACTGTCATATAAACTTCTAGTCCGCTTATATTAGCTATACCCCCATTGCTTATTTGATTTCTTTGTTCTGCCATAATTATATATTTCTAAAGTTTACTCCTGTAGAATTATTCCAACTGCCATCATTTTGATTTACATCTATATAAATTAATTTTCTTAAATCTAAATTAATAATATCTTTAATTTTTAAATTTACTTGCAAAGTTCTAACTCTTGGATTTTCTTTTACCATTTCTATCATTTGCTTATAATAAGTTTGATACAAGCCATTACCTATGCCATAGGCACTATAAGTATTAGCCGCATCATCATAATCTCTAACCCAAACATTTCCATAAGTCAAAACAGGTGAGCTGCTATCATCTCTATTGTAAGATGTAGCTTGTGGGAAAATGTTAGATATAAACACTCCTCCTACGTTTTGGTCGGCAAATATTCCTGAAAATGTAGAATCCCAAGTTTGTGCTACAGCATATTTTAAACAAATTGCTAATGGATTGCTTGTTAAGTCAGGACTATATTTTTTCCAAAATAAAAGTCTTGGCTGAAATTCATATCCCTTGTCAGGCCTTGTAGTGCTGTTTGGAGATAAATATACATCTCCTTCCGCTTCTTGCCATACACAAGCTATATAAGGCTGTGGATTAGGATTAGAAGATATGTCTACATCTCCTGCATTAAAAGTACCTGCAAAAAATGGATTTTCATATTCTGATGTTCCTTTTTCAAAAGTGTCATCTAAAGTTTCAAAGTATGGATACTCGTCTTGTATTTCTTTAAAATAATCTATAGACCTTTGTTTTACTTTTGCGTCTTTATCGTCAGACTTATACTTAAAAATTAAATCTCTTTTTAAGCTTGTTTTAATCCAAGTATCTACATAATCTTTACTTCTGTCTACTTTATATGTCCAATCTACAGCTTCTGCTAATGGCTTATAAAAAGAATCAAAAGGCTCAATATATACAACTTTAGCGCTTTCATCAGTAGAAAACTGTAAGTTAAAAGCGTGAGCAACTCCTTTAATAAAATCTATTTGTTTGTATTCTTTATTGATTACATCTTTTAAATTATACGTTTGTCCATAAGCGGTATACTCAGGTTGTAGTTTTATATCATATCTACCATTAGGAACAACACAAGGAGACGTTGCGGTGCAAGCACCTGTAGTTATGTCAATCTCTTGAGAACCATATAAATCTAAATCAAAACTAGCATCATATGAACCACCTGTTGTTGGTAAAATTTTATACTTAAGATGTATTTGCGTTCTTACTATATCACCTTTATTTAGAAAATATCTTGCGTCGTCATTTATTTCATTACCAAAATAATTTCTACCTGTATATGAAGCAGAATCAGCTTCATATATAATAACTTCAGGAGCAGTTGAGGTTTGTGCTAGTATTCTCCAATGTGACTGCCCTACAGTTTTTACTATTACTCTTAAAACAGATTGAGTTATTGTAATTCTATTGCTATTGTTAAAAACAGGATTTTTATATATGTATCCCATTCTTAAAAAATTAATATTATAAAAACCAAATTCAGGAATAGTATAAGCTCCTGTACTGGCGTTAAAATCTGTTGTGTTTAAAGTATAATCATAATTAGCAGAAGTATTGTTTAGGTTTACAAAATAATTTTGAGTTTTTATAGTTGTCTGATTTGCAACACTATAGCTAAATGTTTTTACAAAAGCACTATTTAAAAAAGAAGACTCTAAAGAGTTAGCATCATATCTGTCTCCTGCATTATTGTATTTAAAATTAGGCAAAGAAAATAATAGTTTCTTAAATATACTACCTTCAACAAAACTAGAAGACACTATATATCCTGCCTGAGCAAATATTTCTTTAAATATGTCATAAACCCAAATACAAGGTCTCCAATCAACTACAGGCTCAGGAGTGTTATATCTATTTGGATTAGTTACACTACCAACATACCCTGTTGAGTTTACAGTAGTTCCTGCGTGTCCTGCATCATAAGCAGTATTTAAAAGTTGTAATGTTTGACTTTCTCCTGTTGGATTAAAATCACCATAAGAAGTTACAGGGTAAACAACAGGACTTGTGCCTGTAGCATCATCTTCGCTAAATGTAGCTACTATACTTGTTTTATTTATCTCTAATCCTGTACCTGTTTTACCATTTAAGTTGTCCCAACCACTA